GTTCGCCCCTGGTCGTTGGGTGATCTTCCGTAAGGATGAAGATGGTGAAGTTGTGAAGGATGATTTCACTGTTGAGAGTGATTCCGGTCTTTTCGGTGCTGCTCTTAAGTGTGCGTACTGTGGTGGCTTTGGTCATGCCAGTGAGGTGTGCCCTATGCTGCCTAAAGAGAAGGTCGAGTGTGTTCATTCTGCTGATTGTCCGATGAAGTTGAAGACCTCGGGCAAGGTGTGTAATAAGCACTGTGCAGGTGACCATTGTTCTCATGTGGTGTCGTGTGTGGAACCGACGGAGAAAATTGATCTTACGGTTGCCCAGAAGAAGAAGCCTCTTCCTGTTCCTCCGAAGAAGGAACTGAGCAAGCAAGATTGGATTAAAAGCCAAGTGTGTCATCATTGTGGACAACTTGGTCACCTGAAGCATCAGTGTGGTGGCAAGAAGTTGCCTTCGTCTCCTAAGAAGGCGGAGGCTCTTGTTGCTGGTTCTGCTAAGATCGACCCTAAGCCATTTCGAAACAATATGGGTGTTGCTTTGAAGGGTTCTGATTATGTTGCTCAGGTGGTTGTTTCGTGGATAGGCATTCTTGTCAATGCGCATGTCTACGAGCAATGCACTCACTTCAAGTTTGGAGACAAGGTGGTTGAGAAGACCAAGGTTGTTCTTCGTGAGGTTAGTGGAAATCGTGACCTTTTCCTGTGTCTCAAGTTCGATGGCTGTCCCAATGGCTTGCCTAAGGCTCGATTCACTACGCCTGAAGTTAACCAGAAGTGCTGGTTCTTCGCGCGTGAGGGTTTGATGTCTGAAGGCATGGTTACTTGGTTGGGTGATGGTGCCGATGGTTTTGAGATGCGGACTACGTGTTCTACTGAGCCTGGAGATTGTGGTGGTGTCTACGTCAATTCAAATGGACGAGTGATTGGTGTTCATTTTGCGGCTGGACGACCCAAGTTTGACAACCGTGCGGTTCCAGTAACCGACGGTATGCTTCAATGGGTGTCAAAAAACTAGTAAAGCACATCGGGTCTCGGTTCTATGAGATCCCGGTGTGCACGACTGGATTGCACGTGCGAAGCGTGCCACTCCAGGTCGTAGGTCAAGTTCCGTTCAGGCCCTTAGGCTCCTCTCACTTCCTGCCAGCTCCTTGGCAGGTTGACAGCCCGGACGTTGATTACGTTCCAAGTGCTATGACTTTTAATGCTCTGCGAAAAAGCTGTGCTAAAGCAGTTGATCCGTTGTTACCTTATCCTGAGTCCAAATTAGCCTGGATGTACCAGTATGGTATGCGCTACTTGGCAGGTATTTGGTGCGGTGATAACTTTATGCCAGCGCCTGAGGCTATTGGGCGCATGACAATGACAAAGAGTCCTGGCTACCCGTGGTACTATGATTGCGTTGATAAGTATGACGCTTTTGTGAAGTATGGACCACAGGTTCAAGAAAAC